CCTGGATTCTCCTAAGGTCCTATAGGGCCTTAGTTGAGAACTCCGCCTTGAATGAGGCAGTCCAACTGCTCCTTGGAGCGCTGGACTATACCAAAGTTAAATTTGGTATGAAAGTGGCCGCAAGTGCCGCTTTCGTCGAATTCGAGGGGAAACCTCTCGTGAAACCCCTCGCGTACCTAGGTAAACTAGGTACGAAAGAGGAGGCAGCCGGGAAAGTTAGGGTTTTCGCGATGGTGGATGCGTGGAGCCAATGGCTCCTCTATCCGTTCCATCAGTTAACCTTCGACATCCTTAGGGGTGTTCGAATGGATGGGACCTTTAATCAGGTCGCTCCTCTAGCTTTCCTCCGGTCGGCGCGTGGTCTTTTCTCTTTAGATCTGACCGCCGCGACCGATAGGATTCCCCTTTGGCTCCAACGAGCTATCTGGGCTGCCCTTTGGGGCGCTGAGGTAGCTGGCGCTATAGCCCTTCTCCTAGTGGGAAGGGCGTATAGGTTGCATAGAAAAGATTCCTTTGAGGATATTCGATATGCAGTTGGTCAGCCGATGGGAGCACTATTCTCCTGGGCCAGTCTGGCGATCACCCACCATTTCCTGGTGCAGGTGGCCGCCTGGCGGGCCGGTTACCCAAGATGGAAATTATATACTAATTATGCCATCTTGGGTGATGATGTAGTGATCGGGGACGAAAAAGTTATGGTTAGTTATCTAGCCATACTGTCATCCCTCGGGGTCGAGTGTGGTTTACATAAATCACTCCTCTCCCCCCGGGGAACAGCACTGGAGTTTGCCAAACGAACTCTGTATAAAGGGCAGGACGTGAGTCCTGTTCCAATAAGAGAGTTCTACGCAGCTTCCAAAAGCATCGGTGCTTGGGTTCAGCTAGTTCATAAATATGGACTGGCTCTTCCTGAGGCGCTGTATGCGTTTGGAGTAGGGTGGCGAGTACGAAGCTGGTTGAATAAACCGCTAGGAAAACTTCCTGCACGGGTTAGACTCTTAATCCTCGCTCTCAACATCCCTCAAACACCCGAGGGCGTAACAGAGTTTTTCGCTCTTGGTACGCCTTCGAAAGTGCCTTTCCATGAAGATACGAAAGTTATCATGGAAACCTTCGCTCGTAAAGAGCTGGGTCGGCTTGTGTCTAGCCTTATGCATTCATCGAATGCTGTGGTTGGATTCAATTCCGACGCATGGGCCAAAGAGCAAGTAATTGCTCTTCGAGAATCTATGGGAGTATCCAAATTTGGATATTCTGGTAGACTTCTCGCAGATGCACTAACAAACCTCGCCAATTTAACTTGGCATGAGGCTAAAGTGCAGAATGTGGCGGAGGCCGCGGAGTTAATCAAACGATTACACAACGCGAAAACCTCTGTGTTTGAGGCGCTATACATGGAATTCATCGACATTAGCAAACAAGTTGCTACTCGGTCATTCCATGTATTCTCCACTTCACGTCCAAATCCACCTGAGATCAAAGGGATACTAGATCCCTCTCAGGTTAGATTGTGGAAACGTTGGAGTGGTGTCCTACAAGGGACTCAGACACTAGATTCAGTGGGGTCTAAACGACCCCCCCGATCTAGGTCTTCTTAACCCTGTCGTCTAGTTTACTCGAGTAGAATAAGAGCACTGCCGTACTGAAAGGTACGCAGTCAAACTCTTAGAACTATTTAAAGCGC